GCAACTGTTGATTTTTTGTTGTCTGCGCCTTCTTGGTTTGATGGATCTGCAATTTTTTCTACGTATTCACGCATTGTTTCTGATGCTGATTTTGGAGTTGTTCTTGCTTCTTCAACTTCTTCATCAGTTGTTTCTTCAACTTCTTCGTCAGCAGCTTCTTCTACTTCTTCGTCAGCAGCTTCTTCTACTTCTTCGTCAGCTTCGAATGCCATTGCTTCTTCTTCTGGCTCTTCGTCACCTGGCTCTTCGTCGCCCATCATATCAGCAAATGCTGCTTTAAGCTCTTCAAGTGCATCTTCTAGGTTATCCATTGCAGCTTCTGGTCCGTCAGCTTCGCCTTCTTCGTCGTCGCCTTCTTCGTCACCGCCCATTTCTGGTTCCATATCGCCCATCATGTCCATTGCTGGATCTGGCTCTGCTTCCATTTCTGGTTCGTTAAGGCCAAACATTTCGTCTAGGTCTTCGTCGTCTGATTCTTCAACTTCTTCATCAGCAGCTTCGTCTACTTCTTCATCAGTTGTTTCATCTAGATCTTCGTCGTCGGACTCATCTACTTCTTCGTCAGTTGTTTCTTCAACTTCCTCGTCAGCTTCGTCTAAAATGTTTGTATAAATCTCTCTTGATTTTTCTACAACGATTTCGTGGAATAGTGCTTCTGCACCTTCACGATCCTCGTTTACTAATTTTTCGAGCATTTCCTCGAATTTTGTTTGATCAGTCATGTCGTTCTCCTTCATTGTCAAGGCTGTCTATTATATTTACACTTTTTGAAAAATATACGCTGAAAATGGGCTCAAAACGGCCCATTTTATAATTTTTATGATAATTTGAACTTTTGTTTAAACTTTTCTACAGTAATATGTCTAAGATTATCATGTCCTTCTAATGAATTTGGTACAAAGTACGGTTCAACTTCAACTACTCTTATATATCTAATTCTAGGATTTTTTTGAATTACTGTAGATGTTTGTCTTTCCCAGTTTCCAAAGTATGTTGCTCTATCATGTAGCTTTTTGTAGTTTTCGGTACCAGCATACACATTGTTTACTAATTCGTTCTTTCTTCCAATTCCTTGATAATCAAAGCCTAAAATATACACCTCTTTAGGGAACTGATTGCTTGCAAAGTTAAGTGCAGTTGGTCCACTACTCCAACCTAAATTTGGATTAAAAAGGTTTAATTTTTCAACAGATCTAGTGTATTTGTTAGGATTTGTCCAAACTGGATGATGGTGCTGATACCCAGCAGTTGATATCTCTCTAATCATTTTAGTATCAACTGCTATCAAGTAATCAGGAATAAACTCTCTAAATAATGCATTACAGCCATAGATAGTTCCGTGCGCTCGCAATTCCTCTGATTTGACTGGTTTTCGGCTAGTTCCATTGCCTAAAACAAAAACAATGTCGCTTCTTTTGATTTGATCATTTGGGCCCGGGCTGTCGGGAGCTGGTTTTGGTTTTGGTGGAAGTACACTTCTTTGTGCAACTTTAAGTCGCTGATTGTGAGCTGCTTTCTCTTCACGCTTTCGAGCTTTCCGTTGGGCTTTAGTTTCACCAGGAATAAAAATTTTGGGCAAAATTTACTCCTATGCTATAGCTTCTTCACCGCCTTGAGCAGCTATTCCATACATTGCCCTAATGTATAATAAATCATTTTCAGATTCTTTTCTATGAGCATCGTCCGCCCTACGTGCTCGATTGATGTCTTTAAGAGTTAATCGTGTTTTTCGAGTATCATCGATTGAAATTGGTGTTTCATCGTCATCAGAAACATACCTCTGGTCTTCTTGAGGTTCCATTGTTTGTTTATCAAAATAATATAGCTCTCTTAGTATCATGTAATTATTTATGCCTCTGGTGTAGTATCTGGAGTGCCGCCGCCAGCGCCACCTACATCTCCAGCATCTCCTGTAATTGGATCGTTGTCGTCTAGTTCATCGCCCATTGCTGCTTCTGTATCGTCTGAAATGTCACTTCCGCTAATGCCTGCGTCTCTTAGCTGTGCTGCGGCATCAGTTGGGCCAGCTGAGAAAAATTCATCATTTTCTTCACGCCACATACGTTCGTTCTCAGCAACTTCTTCTTTGCTCATTCCTAGGAAACGTTGTAGTGCAAAACGGTTAGAAATAAACGGAACCTGCTGCATTTGTGTAAATGTACTAATTCTATTACTATCAAGTTCTGCTTGTCTATAACTTGCAAAGTTTTGCGGAGGTTGAATTGTTAAGTCAAACATAGCAACATCAACATTGATACCTTTGTTGGTTAGGTACAATTTAAATTCGTTGTTAAAAACCTGTGTAATCATACTTTGCAAGCGTTCACAGTAATTATTAAAGCGTAGCTCTTGAATGTATGCAGTACCAACTCTGCCGTCATTGTACTGGCTTGCACTATCGTCTGCGCCAGTTGGCAAGTAACTTGAAGGAATTCTTAAACCTCTAAGTAGTTTGTTGGTAAAATATTTTAAATCGTCAATTTCACCTAAATTAGTACCGCCTGGTAGTGTTTCAACTTTAGATCCTCTACCTTCAGCAGTTTGAGGAAAGAAGTAGTCTTCGTTGATTGACAGAGGGTTGTAGCTGCTGTCTATGACAGTTTGTCCGCCTCCGGTCTTGGATGGGATTCGTCTCTGATGGATTTCCGTTTTTACACGCTCCACAAACTGCATAGCAAGGTGTGACGGCATGTTGCCCACATCAACGTAGAATACTCTGCGCTCTGGCGCACGTTGTACTCGATAGATAATAATAGCATCTTCGAGTAATTCTTTTTGTTTGTATACTTTAAAAATACTTTCAAGTAAACTATTGCCAAAAGGAAAATTTTGATCTAATCCTTCGCTCATACTCAGGTGAACTACGTGCTGTGCATCAATAGCAGTTTCGTTACTTTCAGTACTCCATCTGCTGCTACTACCGTCGGGTGTTCTGCCTGTCATAAATTTTTGGTCAAGTGTTTGATAACCAGCGCCGCCCTGTGGACCATATGCCTGGTTGGTATTTAATTTAGTTGCACTTAGCGATTCAAAGCTAATATTAAGGTCTTTTACAATATACTGTTCTGGACGTTTGCCGTCACTTTCGTTAACAATAATTTTTGTAATGTTAGCAGGATCAACATGAAACCATTTTTGTGTTTCCGGATCTCTAATAAAAAATTGGTCACCGTATTTAAAAGTATTTCTGATAATTTTAAAAATACGCTTTTCAAACTCTTGAATCTTACACCATTGCTTCAAGTACTGTCCAATAATTTGTACTTCACTATTGGTTGGCGATTTGTTAAATTTCATTTTGAACGGTGTTTCGTTCTCTTTGTTTTTTTGACTACAAAATTCTGCAAGGATATCCAATGCAGCATTAACTTCACTGTCATTATCCATAGTATTGTATTGGCCATAGCGTTCGATACGATTTGGTGAGCCTACATATACATCAGGAAGATGACTACTATAATTTGCTGCCGCAGGACCAACGCCAGTTCCTTTTGAAAAACTAAAAGGAGAATAACTACCCGAAACATTCATACTGGTTGCAACTGGTGTAAAGTGCTTTTTCCAACTCATACTGTTAACGATCCTTTCAAGAAGTCATTACTGATACCGCTGGTGATTCTGTTATTCTGTTTCATTAGTGTTACTAATTGTGCGGTAGTAGTATTTAGTCTATTGATAGCACCTCCAAGGTCAGATTGACTGTTGTATGCTGCTGCTTCTGATGGGTTGAGTACACGCTCACCTTGACTAATATTCATTAAACCACCTTCAGGTTCTGTAGTTTTTCCAGTAGCTCGCAATGTACCAACATGTCTTATAGGAACTAAGTTTGGATTATTAGCTTCAAGATTACCAAGTTGTCCTAATATATTTCTACCACTCTCAGCATATGCACCCATTAAGTCGCCACTTTCTATTATTCGTGCTATATACTGACGATCAGTTTCGCCTTGATTGCGTGGCGCAGAGTAACCCAAGCCGGGTGTTTCTGCCAATACTCTTAGTTGATCTGCTAGTCCTGATTGTTGTTCTTCGGCACCTGCAAATGATGAATTTGGAATAAAGTATCCAAGAAATGTGCTGTTTAATGCTTCTAGTAACTTTCTTATAGAAGAATCTATTACAGGTTTTAGTGTATCTACAATTTCGTCCATTTTAGTTTTAAACGATTCCGAAGCAAACGCATTTGTAATACCAGTTATTAGTTCATCAATTACACGACCCATTACTGACATTTCTCCTTGCGATTCGTCTCTTACTCCAAATATTTTTGTTTCTATTCGTTTCATTAAACTATCACTAGGCGAGGCTGCCTCGCCTAATACTCTATCTTTTAATTGTTCAAAAACTGTTTTTGACCCTTCTTCGGTTTTAAAGCCCATTGCTTTTAGTATACCGTTTTTAAGTTCTCCAAGTGAGGCTTTTGCTGCTTCAGAGTCAAACCAACCTGCAATTGAATCTGATGCTAACAATGCAACATCGCTAAACATTCCTTTTATTCTTGCTCTAAATCCTTCATTTTCAAATACGCTTGAAAGTGCATCTCCAACTTTTGAAAACAGTCCGCCTTCGCGTTGTCCTCTACCTGCTTCGCCAAATTCATTTTCACCAACTGCACCTAAGAAAAAATCTAAAATCTTATTACCAGCTGCTGTTAATTTATCTTTAAAATATGTTCCTGCATCGCCATCGTTTTTCATATGAGTAGTAAATTTGTTAACTTCTGCTGTTATTGGATCGATTAAATTTTCTTTTACAAAAGTGTCAACCATTGTTACAAATTTTGAAATGCCGTCTGATGCATTTTTAAATGATCCGTCTTGCGAAACAGGACCAAACAACGTAGCAAACGAAGCTGACAAACTAGTACCTAGTTCTTTTAAACTTTTAAATGTTTCACTTTTTAGAAAGTTATCTGTTATAAACTTTGATAGATCAGCAACAGCTTGTTGGAACCCTGCAAACGCAGAGGTAACTGCATCTCGTTGTTCTTGTTCTTCGATTATTTTATCAACATTAATTCCTGCGGCTCTTGAAAACCCTCCGAGTGTATCAAACAATGCACCTAGAGGTGTACCTTGTAATAATCTCATTTCGGCTGGGCTAAACTGGCTTTTGATACTGTCTCTAATATCAGGAGCAAGAGCACTAAATTGTCTCATAAACTCATTTGGATCCATGTTCTCAGCATTTTTCATAAGATCTGTAAACGCCTTGCCGCCATTTACTTGTTGTAGTGCTATACCTAGATCAGTTAGTCCGCCTGTGCCACTTGAAATTTGAACTAAATCGTCTGTAAACTGTCCGCCTAGAGTTTGTGCAGCAAACGCAAGGTTATTAGTTAAATCGTCAGCACCTTCTCCGGCTCTTGCTAGTAATGACTGAAACTGAGAACTTTCTTGTAGTGCTTCAGTTTGATTTAAAAATTCTTTTCTACTTGCGCCGGTTGCTTTTGCTAACAAATCAATTTGTTTTAGATAATCTGCACTACCTTCAATTAGTTCTCGATTGGACATGCCTTGCAGCATACCCTGGCGTTGCATATTATTTGTATAGGTTAGGAACCCTTCGTTTATTTCTCCAATTGAGAAACCCATATTAAAAAGTGTTTCACCTAAATCGCTTGAACGCAATCCATGCGACACTTCTGCAAAACGTTTAGCACCTTCTTGTACACTGCCACTTAAAAAACGCATTGTAGTAGAATTTGCGTTTACAGTTTCGTAAAAATCTGTCATTGCCATTCCGCTGGTTGCAGCTACTTTGTTCATTTCAAAAATACTATTACCAAATCCTGCACCAACTTGACTAAGTTCTCTAAACTGATGTGTGCTTGCATCTGCAAAACGTATTAGAGATTTCATTGTGCTAGGTAAAAACTTCATTGAGTCAGTGAAGTCACTTACTCCGCCAACACCGTCTTTTAAAACCTTTGTGTATGTATCAAATGCCTTTGCGCCGGCTTGTGCTGCTTTGCCAAGTACACCAACATTATCTGAACCTTTTTTGATTGCAGCATTGTGTGTTTGCCTTAGTTTTGCTTCAGCTTGGGCAGCCGATCCTTGGCCACGCTGTTGCTGGCGTGTTAAATCAATAAGTTTTAGTAGGGTTGCTTCACTAGCAACGCCCTGAGGACCGCCTACATTTAAAATTTCTGTTTCTGCCACGACTGTGTTCCTAAATTAACTGCGCACTTAAATACATAGATATATACTTAACAAAGTATTTATCCGGAGAAATTATGACTGAGATTAAACCAAATCCACTGATGAAACATTTTCGTCAGCCTAAACTATATATCGACCTACCTAGCAAAGGTTTGTTCTATCCGCAAGGTACAATCGAATTAACCGAAGATGGTAAAGTTGCAGTGTATGCTATGACAGCTAAAGATGAAATTATGATTAAAACACCAGATGCTTTGTTAAATGGACAAAGTACAGTAAGTGTAATTCAAAATTGCTGTCCTGGTATTAAAAACGCTTGGTTAGTTCCAAATATTGATCTCGATGCATTGTTAACGGCAATACGTATTGCTACATACGGAGAGTCACTATCGTTAGAGTTTACTATTCCGGGTACTGAAAACGAACGTGCATTTGAAGCAAATCTAGTTGAAATCTTAGACGAATTAGTTGTTAACGAATATCAAACTAGTTTTACACATAACGAATTTACAATCGAAACTGCTCCAATGACGTACAAACAGTTTACCGATGTTGCTCTTAAAACATTTGAGGAACAGCGTATTCTTAAAATTGTTAACGACGACGACATGAGCGAAGGTGAAAAGATTCAAAAGTTCAACGAAACATTTCAGCGTTTAACTGATATTAATATTGCTAATGTGTTTAATAGTGTAAAGTCAATTACAGTTGACGGAAATACTGTTACCGACACAAGACACTTAGCTGACTTTTTAGAAAATGCTCCAGTTGATGTTTACAAATCAATTCTCGATCATGTTGATGAACAAAGAAAAAAGTTTACAGTTAAGCCAAGAAAAATTGTAACTAGCGAAGAGGACAGAGCTGACGGTGCTCCAGATACTATGGAAATACCAATCAACTTTGATGCTTCAAATTTTTTCGCATCAGGATCTTAGCACTTTCAGTTGAAGACATTCTTAAAGAAGTTAAGGTCCTTGAAGACGAAGTAAAACAAATTAGATACGATATGGCAAAAATATGCTGGCACATGCGAGGATCTCTATCTTATGATGATGCATATATGCTTTCGCCAGATGATAAAGAAGTTATATCTAAACTAGCCACAGAAAATCTAGAGACTGCTCAAAAAACTGGACAGCCTTACTTTTAAGTTTTAGTTACTGTGTATCCTGCTTTTTTCAACATGTCAGAAGCTTTTTGGATTGCTGGATCAATTTTAGCATTTGCTGACTTAAATTTTGGATCAGGTGCTGCAAACTTTCCTTTACCAAATCCTGCTGCTCCGCCATAACCTTTTTGTACAACCTGTTTGATAATACCACGCACTTCACGTTTAGTTAATACATCTTGGCCTTCTGCTTCACTGTACATACTTGACATTGCTGCCATACCTTGACGTTGTTTTTCTAAACCTGCTGCCTTTTCTGCATCGGCTTGTGCTGCTGCTTTAGCATCTGCTTTGGCTTGACGCTTGTCAGCTTTTGCTGTTTGACGATCAGCTTTTTTATTTCCTTTGGTTTTTAGATTAGCAATAATTGGCGCTGCAACATTGCCATAACCTTTTTGATCAAAGTATTTCAAAACAGCATCAGCTGTTGCTGTCTGTCCAGATGTTTTTAAATATGTAAGTAGTTCAACTTCTAGCTGACGTGCTTCGTCTTTGGTAGCACCTTTGGCTGCTTTACCAGCTTTTTTCATCATCTTAGCTTTTTTAGTAAATGGAATCACTTCATCTAGTTCTTGATCTTCAGCAATAATTTGAAATACGTTCATCGTAGTACATCCTTGTTTGTGTTACTATTATTTATACAATTACTTGTATATCTGTTTGACAAATGCTTCGTCATAGGCTTCTGAACCGCCTCTATCGCGAAATCCAAGACCAATTAATATTTTATCATCTTTTGATTCACAAGTGCTTGCCCATCCTAAAGTGTTTGCTGCCTGTATAACTTTGCCAGATATAATTGCATTACCAATAGTTCGATCTAGCACCCAAACAATTCTTGGTTGTCGAGTTGTATCAGACGATTTTGCTCCAACCGGAAGTGTAAATTCTCCGTTGTAGATAGCAGTAACTTTTTTTGGGTGAGATATTTGATTATATTCATAATCTACAATCATCTCTTCAAGTAGTTTTAAGTCTTCATGGTCAAAGTCTGTTAACTGATAACCATCACTATTATCTTGATTACGCTCACACTTTTGACACTGTCCACTGTTTCCAGTTTTCCAACAACTATGTAGATCATTTGATTTTTTAACAAGAGCTCTTAGCAAAGGTGATGACATAATAACTTTCAATTATCAAGATGAACTAACGTTCATCTGTGTATCGCTATCGCTCTACACATTTTTATTATTTATAATATTTATAATAGCATATCACGTAAGTGATATGTTTAAGTTTCATGTAGATCGTTTCAGTCAGACGGAACCTGTTACGGTCCCATCTTTCTCAAAAAAAACTTCATGTGAGTCTTATCCAGCCGAGAACTTGGAAGTAGGTAATTGTTTATACACAAAGTACAATGGGCTCTGACCTTTCCCAACCTACGTCGACATCGCTTACGCTACCTCTTGCTTCGTTCCTATTGCTAAAGAGTTTTTATGTACTGTGTTTGTGTTTTTTGACTGCCAACATGCAATCTATATCAACTAGTGAGCCCAATTTGTTTGGTGGCTTCCACACTCTGGTGTGTCAATCAATATGTACGTGTGCTTCTATACGAGAGCTTTTTCCACAGCGGTATTTTTATTCTGGCCCGCCAACCTTATGTGTTGGAATGTTTTGCCTGTATGTGATGTTCTAGCAATGCCTGTTTTAGTTTGTCTGATCCGCCCACTCTAACATTAATGATACCGTTGTAGTAATCATCTGTTTCAAGTACTCGCCTGTCAAACTGCTCTCGTGCCTCTATGTAGGACATTTCGCCCCTACCTTTACATAGGTATAGTATTTCTCTTGTAAACTTGTCTTCGCCTAGTGCGGCTACGTCTGCATTAAGCCTATCACTGGATCCCCAATAGGTTTTCCAGTCACTTTCTTTGTAGCCTCTACGTTTATTCTTTTTGCCTTTAAGTGGTGGCTTGGTAGTTTTAAACTTTGCTAGTTTTTTGCCTATGTATTTTTGATTGTTAGTTAAATTGGTAATAAGATAAACAAATCCTTCGTACTCATCTGGTATTTCAGTTATTTCTTCACCTTTGTATGTCCAATTCATACTGTAGTTACTTCTTCTTCAGTGCCTCACGTGCCTTTTTTGGATTATTTTTTGCTCTGCCGTCTTTTACATGCCTAACATGCTCTTGTAGTATTTCTTCTCGTCTTACAGTACATAAATCACGTAGTGCAGATAGCTTTTTACGTACCTTCCTACGCTTTAGTTCTGCAGGCCTGTGGTTGAATATTTCGTTTAGTTCAAAATATTCAAGTACTGCTAACACTATTTTGTCATGTGTGTCTAATTCGCTCATTCTACAATGTCAATGTCTGTTGCATAACTAGTGAACCCATTTTCCTTTACCACTCTTAGAACATTGTTGACCCTGCCAACTAGTTCATCCTTATGTGAGATAAGGAAAATATTCTTATTACGCTCTCTAGTCATCTTTTTAAGTACGCCTATACTGTTTTCTACGCCTGCTGTGTCCATTCCGCTATCAATAAGCTCATCAATGAACAGTAAGTTAATACTTTGATACAAACTCTCCCAAACATCACGGAATGCAAACGAAAGACCAAGAATTAACCTATTACGTTCGCCACGTGACAGGTTATCAAAGTCAAGATCTTGTCCTAGCTGTGTAATTTCAACTGCTAAGTCGTTTAAGAATACCACTTGATGTGGTAAACCAAGTTTATCTAAGTAATATGTTAGCCTATTGTTAAGATATGCTAGGTTCTGATCAATAATTTTCTTTCTAATGAAGCTATCTTTGTTGGTTAATAGCTTTAGCAAGAAGTCTTGGTGTTCTTTTACATTAGTAAGTTCGTTAACTGTTGACCAGTTGATATCTTGTAGTGCTGTGTTTGTTAAATCGTTAATTTGTGCCTGATATGGGTCTGCCTCTTGCTCTTTACTTAGCAGTGTTTGCTTTAAGTTATCTACGTTGTTTCTATGTTCGTATGCTTCTTTAGCAGCTTCGTAGAATGTAGTAGGCTTACCGTTAATATCACCAATTGTATCTAGTTCAACAGTAACATCTGTTACTTTTCGAGTAATTTCTTTTTGATACGCTATTGCATCTTCAAGTTCTTTTGCTTTCTTTGACTCAATTTCAGCTTTTTTGTCTGCATGAAGCTCTTGTCCGCAAGTATAGCACGTTGCATCCTTTAATTCAACAATATCCTTGTTTAATTTGCTAACACTCTTATCAGCACGTACCAATGCAGGTTCTAATGTAGCTAATTCTTTCTTTAGTGACGAAATAGCATTGTTATGCTTGGTCCAGTTTGCTAATTTGTCGTGTGAATCTAATTCTTTATCGATATCTAACTTTTCAAGTTGTTCAATTGCACTTGTTAGCTTGTCAATATCGGTACGTTGCTTGGCTTTCCAGGCTCTTTGTGTTTTTTCAAGGTTAGTAATAGTACTTTGGATACCTTCGTTTGCTTTTTGTATAGCTTCAATCTTTAAAGTTTCTTCGGTAATGGTATCTTTAGTAAGTCTGACCGAGTCTTTGAGTAATGATGCCTTTTCACTTAGTATCGTAATACCAAGAAGCTGTTCAATAATAGCTCTTTGGTCATTTGTCCGCATACTAAGGAAAGGTTCGGTGTAGGTATTGAGCGCAACAATATGTTTAAACATATCGTGACTCATGTCTAGCAGGTCTTTAATTGATTCCTGTGTTTTACGACTATCGCCTTGGCTGTTATCAGCTAATTCATCAATTTGTTCGTTTTCGTTGACATAAAACTTGAGTATGTTTGGCGATCTACCACGTTCAATACGATATTGATTTCCAGCTTTCTCAAAGTTAAGAGTAACAAGCATACCTTTTGAGTTAGTTTTGTTAATAAGGTTGTTGCGTTTGATATTTGTAAGAGCCTGTCCATATAATGCATAGGATAGTGCATTAATGATAGTGGTTTTACCAGTGCCATTGCGTGATCCAGTATCGTCACCGCCTTGATCCAAGTTCTCGCCTAACACAAGGGTTAGTTGCTCTTCGTCAAAGTCAACTGCTTGGGTAACATTACCCACACTCATGAAGTTCTTTACTGTTAAGTCTTTAATTTTTATCATTCTAATCCGTTATAGATATCTAGTAGCATTGCTTTGTCAAAGTTATCACTGTCAATTGCTAGTATTTCGTTTGAAACAATTTGATCTACACTTTCAAACTGTGCAATATCAAGTTCGGTGTTAATTTCTTCAAGTTGTTTGTGAGGAATTAGTGTAATCTCTCTACAATCGTAATCGTTTATAAATGTTTCTTTGATAAAACTTGCTTCTTCGTAGCTTACAGGTAAATCAAGTGTAACTCTTAGGTACATTCTGCTTTTGAGAAGTGTATCTTTCTCATCAATCAGTTGCGATAGCTTAATAGTGCGGTACTTAGGGCAATCGACCCAATTAATGTATTCAGGTTCTGCATCATTCTCTTTATCAAGTATCATCATACCGCGATCGTCGTCCCATGCATCGGCATAGTTATGGGGGAATGCATTACCAATGTAATGCACCTTACCTTGTTTTTGACGTTTGTGGAAGTGTCCGCTAAACACATACTCTTGATTTACAAAATGCTCGCTCTTTAGTTCTCCGTGATCGGGCATCTGTACCATTGCATTCATATAGAAGCTAGGCAGTTCAAAGTGTCCAAACAAGTATTTTGCTTGGATGTCTTTCATCTTTTTCCACTCATCGCCTACTAACCACGGTACCAATGCAACATCATCCTCGACAAGTATGTCTTCAATTACAGTAACACCAGGAATATGTCGAGCAAACTCAGTTGACTTTACATCACGTTTATCTTTATAATACAAATCGTGGTTACCTGCAAACATATAAAACTTATCAAATGCTGCACCTATCTTCTCAAGACACCGAAGCCCAGCATCCATAGTAGTTAAATTTAAACTATTGCGATTATGGTTCCAATCACCAGTAAACAAGGCAGTCTCGCACCCATGTTCCTTGGCCGTTTGGATAAACCAATCCACATAATCCTCACAATCTTGGTTGTGAACACGTGAATTGCCTTTTAATCCAAAGTGTATGTCTGTAAAGACCGCAGCTTTTTTAAACAAAGAAATACTCCTATCATAGAATACTATTATATGGTATTTTAGTTAAGTTGTCAATTACTTTTTTGCTGCTTCTGCTTCTCTTTTAAGAGCAGCTTCCCATTCTCCAGAATGTGTCCTTGTATGCGAAGGATTTAAGTCGTTCATCTCGAGAATATCGTCTCTAATGTTCTGATTACGTTTTTCTAAGTTGATAACACGCACAAAGCTATTAGTAACGGCTGCTGTGTAGTAAGCAAAAGGATTTTGACTCTTTGATTCGTCAAATTGCAAGCCAATCTGTGCAAGTTGTAGAATTGCTTGACCTTTCATTTCGTCGTTGTAGGTGTAACCACGAACATTACCTCTTGTAGCATAGCGATCAACAAGTTTCATCCACATCATAGCAAGTTTATTTGTTGCTTTGCCGTGTTCTTTTGAAAAGTGTCCGTTCTCCATGCCACCTTCCCAGTGTGATTTACCAACTAGTTGTAAATTTCCATCGTTGTCAAATTTATAATGTACATATGGCGGAAATGGCAGTTTAGTTTTTGTATCTGCAACAGTTTTTGGATTCTTTTTACGTCCTGGTTCTTCAGGTATATGGTCAAACGTCATTACACGAAAAATTAATTCTTCTTTTGTAATACTTTGATAGCTTACCTCGCAGTCAGCTTGCTTTACTTTCTTGCCAGCTGCTTTTTCAGCTTCGTATTTTCTAGTTGTTAGTTTTTTTGCTTTATTACGCTTTGCTTCTGCAATTGTGCGTATGTTAATCTTGTCAACACTAGGCAGAATAATATCGTAATCTGCATTTGTTGGGTCAACGTAACTAGCAAATGTATTTTTTGATTTATGTATCTCTGCCAACATATCTTTATTGTTAAGATAATTTACTCTTCTTGCCATGTTTTCTCCTATGTTATATTTATTATAATACACGTAGTTAATTTTGTCAACTAAATACTATGCAGGAGATTCACATGAGTTTATTTAAAGTTATTGGAAGTGCAGTTACAAACAGTTTACGAAACAGTTTTAATAGTACTCCAATTGGAAGAGCTGTTAATACAGTGCAAAATATCAATCGGGTATTTACAAATGGCAATGCTTCTGACTTTGTTCAGTTTATTAGTCAGGGTAGATTAGGAAGCGATTTAAATTTTGGAGCAACTCCGGTACAATCTTTTGCTCAAACAGCACAATTATCGGCTTCTTCAGATAATAATTCTCAAGATTGGCGTGTACGAATACATTTACCTGCATCTCCAGATTATTTTGTAAATTCTCCAATACTTGCTCCATTACAAACAAGTAATCAAAGTTTAGTTTTTCCTACAACTCCGCAAATATTGTTATCCAGCATGGCAAACTACGATACAGTGCAGCCTGTACATACAAACTATCCTTATCATGTTTATGAATCAAGTAGAATTGAAGATATTACAATTAGTGCAGAATTTCCTGTAGAAAATGAATCAGATGGGCAGTATTGGATTGCCGCAGTGCATTTTTTACGCAGTATTACAAAAATGTTTTACGGCGACGGACCGTTACAAGGGCATCCACCTCCTCGTGTTGCATTAAGTGGATATGGTAATTTTATATTTGACGAAACTCCAATAATTGTTAAAATGTTTAACCTTGATTTGCCAAATGCAGTTGATTATATCCAAGTACCAATTAACAAAAATTCTTTTGATTCATTTGGAGATCCTAATCTTGTTGCCTCTGGTGATTATTGTTATGTGCCAACTTTGAGTACACTAAACGTAACAGTGTCGCCAGCATACAGCAGAACAGCAACAAAAGATTTTAATCTTGAATCGTTTATAAAAGGTGAATATATTGGCAACAAAAAACCAGGAGGGTTTATTTAATGATTAAATATTCGTCATCAAGTCCTTATGCTGAAACAAGACTAAGAAGTGATTATTTAGATATCTATCAAAAAAGAGATATTCCTGCACTTGACAATGATGTTACATACACAATTCAACCTCAATATACTTACAGACCTGATTTGCTTTCGTATGATCTATACGGTACATCCAAATTATGGTGGGTATTTGCAGTAAGAAATATAGATACTATAAAAGATCCAGTGTTTGATTTTGTTGCTGGAACTACTATTCGTTTACCACAAAAAACAACACTTGACACAGTGCTTGGAGCTTAAATGACATTAGAGAATACTCTAAATAATCTTGCCACTTACAATTACAATTGGGTATTTGGAGTATTAAGCCCTCAACAAGTGCCTTATCCTGAATCTTACGAAAACGGTCCAGCAGTTCCAATTATTAAATCTGGAGGCTTTCCAGATAAACCAGTTACAACTTTAATTGAAGATGCAACCAAAACTAATGTCGAATTTTTTATTGATAATGTTATCAGTGAATATCTAGTTGCTCCTAATCCAGGCACTAGCTTTAGTAATGCTATTCAAATAGAATTTACAGTTACTGAACCGCAAAGTGTCGGATTGTTTTTCCAGTCACTGAGTATTGCTGCTGAACAAGCACTTGGAACAGGAGTAAGTTATCTTAATGCTCCTTTCTTACTACAAGGAACTTTTAAAGGATTTGATGACAACAACAATCCACAAGTATTACCAAGTACTAACCTAGTATTAAGTCTAGTTAACGTAACTTTTGATGTTACAGCCGCTGGATCAACATATCATGTTACAGCAATTCCTTGGAACCACCAAGCATTTTTTGATCAAGTTGAAAAAATACCAACTGAAACTAAACTACAAGGAGCAAGTGTAAGTGAAGTACTAAGTTGGGGCGAAAATAGTTTAGAAGCCTATCTAAATAAAATACAAACTGACATGGCAGAAGCTGATTCAAATTATGTTCCTCATCAATACGAAATTAATTTTCCAAAAGATATTTCTATAAGAAGTCAACCAAGAGGCGCAGCTGGAGTTTCAAACTTGTCATCAGATTATGAAATAGCTGCTTTTGATCAAAGCATAGGTGGCGGCGGCATATGGGCTGGTTCGCAAACTAACTCATTTGAACAATCTCTTAGAGATAGAGTTAACACTATTGAAGATAATATAGCTTCAGATAGAAACTTAATTAATCAAACTTATCAAAATAGAATTTCAGCATTAGAATCTACACTTGGGTTAGACACTGCCTTAGAAGACGTAGCAATTAATAATCAAATTAATAATGCAATTAGTAATAGAGCGTCTGCTATAACTAATCTAACAAGTAGTCCTGCTAACACAGTTATTAACACCAACGATAATGAAATGGGACAGTCTCTTATTACTTCATCAGCTTTTGATTATGGAACTATTCCTTTTAAAGCATTTGATAACACTACTGTAACTGTTAAAGATGACGGAACACGAATTGTAACTAGAGCCGGAATGACATACGATCAAGATCAAAGAGAATTTCAGTTTGGCACAGGACAAAAAATCGAAAAAATTATTGAAAGTGTGCTGCTTGGTAGTGAATGGGGGAAATCAAAAGCAGAATTTTTACAAAGAGCTAGAGGAAATACTATTACATGGTTTAAAATACATTCAAAAACCACTATTATTGATACTGGCATGATTGCAAAAACAGGTATGCCTGCAACACGATTTGAATATATTGTTACGCCTTATGAAATTCACATTAGTCGCTTGTCTAACCAATCAAGTTCACAGAGTTATTCTCCACAAATTAAAGATGCAGTCAAGCACTACAATTACACCTATACTGGATTAAACACTGACATTATTGATTTTAATTTTAGCATTAATAATGCATTTTATAAAGAAATGTCACGTATTGGTAGCCAAGGTGGCCAAGATACACAGCATAATTCTGGAAATCCAGTAGTTACTGAAGAAGTTGCACAAAGAATTCCGTCAGTTGGCGCAGGACCTAATCCTCAAGGAACAGGCGCCATTGCATCAGCTAATGTTGCAATAGGCAGCGGAACTACTGCACCCGAAGGAGGCAGCAGCGACGACTCAGCAAAGGTACGTATTGCAAATCATTTTAATAAAATGGTATTAAACAGTGATACTGATAATGTTACACTAGATTTAAGAATTTGGGGAGATCCTTTTTATTTTACTGAAGTTGATATCGGAAATAACCATCCTAATCCATCTGCAACAGGGTACACAACCAAAGGACAATTAGATTTTACAAGAGGCGAAATTTATGTACTAATAAGTTTTAAAACAGCAGTTGACTTTTTTGGTAATTTAACAGCACTTGATCCTGCTAGTGCATTTAGTGGATTGTACAAAGTTACGACATTTAAAAATGAATTTTCAAATGGAATGTTTACACAACAACTAAATCTATTGAGAATGCCAAATCAGTCACTAGACGATGTTAATGCAGCAACTTCAGTTGTCCAAGCTACTAAACTTGGCAATCCAAATCTTGTTATGCAAAAACTTAACAATCAAATATCTGCTGCTAGTAACCAAACTCAAGATATGTTACAGCAAGCACAGCAGCAATTACTAACTGGCTTTACTCAAAACGGCTTAAATAATTTTGAAAATATATTATCGGGAACTGAAGTAGCTAACCTTGCTGAAAATGTTTTCAGCGCTTTTAGTCAAGTCAATGCAATTGCAGCAAACTTAAATACTACAATTGGCGCCATTACTTCTCAAGTACCTGGAATATTTCAAAATCTTGGCACCAATCCAGCAACAAATCAATTACTTGGATCGCTTTCAGGGCTATCAGGCAGCGCACTTCAGCAAGCTCAACAGCAACTTTCGCAAGGATTAAATACATCATTAGCAGCAGCACAACAAGAGTTACTTGGTAGTGTAAGTGCAGGAAAAATTCCTGGATATATTAATGAAGCCAGCAACACTATTAATACTGCTGCTAATCAATTTAATACAGAAGTAAGTCGAATAACAAGAAACTTAGGATTTTAAATATGCCCGAACCGCAAAACATACGCAGTGAATTTACAAGAAAAAGTGACAACGCCGCACGTCCAGCTGATCCGGGTATTTACATTGGGCGTGTAATTGGTCATCTTGATCAAACATTTATGGGCGGACTAAATGTTTCGTTGCTAACAGCAAACGCAAATGGCAGTGATTGGGATGAAATAGGACAAAGTTTACAGTGCCAATATGCAAGTCCTTTTGCTGGACAAACTCCGTTGCATCAAACAGGATCGGATAATACATTTGCTAGTTCACAACAGAGTTATGGATTCTGGGCAGTACCTCCGGACATTGGAACAAAGGTAATTGTGTTAGTTGTTGAAGGCAGAAAAGACTTTGGTTTTTGGATGGCATGCGTTCCTGATGCATTTACAAACTTTACAGTTCCAGACGGGCGTACTTCAACTTATCTAAATGATCTAGGACAAAAATTACCAGTAGGTGAATACAACAAAGCCATTACATCACCTGATGGCGAAACACAACCAACAAAATTCTTAAAGCCTGTAAACACAGATTTTGTTGAAAGATTAAATCGTGCAGGATTAATAACCGACGATGTTAGAGGACTAACCACTAGTGGCGCAAGAAGAGAACTTCCGAGTACAGTATTTGGAATGAATACGCCTGGTCCGTTTGATAAACGTACTAATGCTCCATTGTATCAACACGGTGAAAACGAAACAGAATTTTATAAAGCAAGACTTGGCGGATCAAGTATTGTAATGGATGACGGCGATGATAAATTTTTAAGAAAAGGTCACCCTGAGTCAACGCCATTCGAATATGCAGACATTGAAAAGACAACTGATACTGGAGATGTTACTAGACCAGCAAACGAATTGTTTAGAATTAGAACACGCACCGGACATCAAATACTTTTGCATAACACCGAAGATTTAATTTATATCAGTAACAGCAAAGGCTCTAGCTGGATAGAAATGTCCAGCAATGGTAAAATTGATGTGTATGCGCAAGATAGTGTTAGTGTACACAGTGAAAATGATATCAACTTCACCGCAGATAGAGATATAAATCTAACAGCAATGGAAAATATGAATATTAGTTCGGGCAAAGACCTTGCAATTGATGTAGGTGGTAGTTATGGTGTATCGGCACAAAACGAAATATCATTAAATGCTGGAGCTAATGTAAGTTTAACAGGACAAGATGGTGTTGCAGTTTATGGTAATTCAAAAGTTACAGTTACAAGTAAAGGATCTCTAGATGTAGTAAGTCAGCAGCATTTAGCACTAGGTAGTGCCGAAAGTGTTGGTATTGAAGGTTGTAGTTTTGTAAAAGTTTCAACCGACGGCGATTATCATATGAAAGCACTTGGTAATAGTTATAATCAAGTTGACGGACAATCTCATTCTAGCAGTGGATTACAAACATATATTACAGCCGCAAATACACTAGAATTATATAGTACTGCTGCCGCAGTTAAAGTAACTGCGCAAGAATCAATGGATATATCGAGTATAGCAAACACAGTCAATGTACAAGCAAAAGGTGTACTAAGTGTAAAAGCTGAAGGTAACATACAATTATCTTCAGATGCGCAAATACATTTAAACTCACCTGGAAGTCCAGCAGCAACAGCTGGTGTATCGATAGAGTCTCGCCCAGCAACCTTACCTCCTGCACCAAATCCGTTTATTCCAGTGCCACCAGTAAGAGCAAATCTTGCAGCAAGAATTCCAGAACACGAGCCGTGGCCGCAACATGAAAATATTAATCCAGCAGCATACACTCCAGATAGAACAAGAGCCGGTCAACAACAAACTAATTCATTCTTGCAGAATGTACTACCAGATACATATGCCGCTGTAGGTACAGGATCTCAAACTCCAGCAGTTAGTTCATCAGCAGAAGCTGATACAAATGCTGGTGTAGCAAGTGATCCGGCTGCATTTCCAAACTCAACATCAGGACAGTATGCAATTATACAAGTTGGCGTAGGCGATATTGGAGATGTTGAAAAAGCCAAACAAAATCTTAGAGAAGGTTATGCTAACCTATCTGCTGCTGGTTATCGTGTAGTTGTTATCGCTCCAAATATTAATCCAGCATTTGGGCATCCGTTAGAAAACGATTTGCGTATACTTGGAAATGCTATAAACGCTACAGGTACAGAACTTGGTGCTATTGTAGAAAATCCAAAATATACTCAAGAAGATCCATTAATAATCGATCCAGACGCAGCACAAGAAATTGCAGACAAATATCGTAGCACAGCAGTTTACTACGGCGATACAGTTGCTCAAACAGTAGCAGGGTTAAGTGGTGCTACAGCTAACAGCGCATCTAGCACTCAAGATATTTCAGAACAATCAGCAGATGTAGCTAACGCATCTTTGCAGCAGGATTATCCAGCAGCAGGCACAGAAGGTGGCTCTTACGGATGTAGTGGACCAAGTGATGGACCACTAAGTGCTGCTCCAGCAGGTGCAATCAACGGACTCAACGAAGCTGAAACAGTTGCCTATTTAAATGCATTAGGATTTAGAGAAAGTGGATTAAAATATAATTGTACAAATAGTATTGGCTTTGCAGGCAAATATCAGTTTGGTGGATATGCTCTAAAAGAAGGCGGCTACATAAAAATGTCAGCAAGAGGCGGAGGCACCGGACTTAGATTGAATCCAAATAATTACACTGGTAAAGACGGAATTAATAATGTTGAAGATTGGCTTGCAAACAAAAACGATTGTCAAGAAAAAGCCATGATACTTTATACAAATGCAAATCTAAGATATTGCAAAAGTAACGGTGCTATTAAAGATGGCGACAGTGTTTCTTTAGTTGCAGGAATACTAATGGGAGCTCATCTAAAAGGTCCAAATGATGCTAGAAAATGGAGACAAGGAAATTCTGTTGGCACAGACGGGTACGGAACAAAAATAGACGAGTATGTTGCCCTTGGTCGTGCAACAGTATCAAATAACGGAAGGTTTACAGCATAATGTGTCAAATAGTAATTCCAGCAAGCGAAGTAGGATCACCGGCAAGAGCGTTAGAGCCAACAGAAATAGATAGATATTTTTTACCAGCTAGTACAAGTACACCTGGGTTTCAACCAGGTGCTCCTGACGATTTATCTGGTGTCGGCGATTTTAATCCAAGTGTAGGCGGCGCAGTAACTCCAGTACAACCTCCTGCAAATCCAGCACCTGCAGGAACAGCATATGCAAGTATTCAGGCTGTGTTAGAAGATAATTTGCAATTAGATTGGACAGAAAAAGGAACCCCTCCAAATCCATTGATTGCAGAAGCATGGGGAGTTGCTGGAGGAGGAACAATGCCAAACGACGGAAACAATTATCCTTGGTGCGGCGGATTTGCTACCTGGGTACTTTGGAAAGCAGGACAAGAGCACAATGTTCCAGGAGTAGGTAGTCAATCTTATTTGCGTTATGGCAGATCTATTGACTGGCGAGATTTTACAAAAATTAGAAAATACGATTTGTGTGTAATGACACGTAGAGAAAACTCTAGTAAAGGGCATATCTGTTTTGTACACAGTATAGATCCTGCAAACAACAAAATAAAAGTATTTGGTGGCAATCAGGCAAATAATTACAAATTAAGTAACTTTGCTATTTTTCGCCCTGCTGGGCAATCAGGACTTTATGTAAATCAAATTCGTAGAAACTGGGACATTCCTGCAGGTTTTGATTTACCTCTAGTTGAAGTTCAAAATAACCAACCTCCCCAGCCACAAAACACAAACGTCTTTAAAACAGACTCAGCTTTATAGGGTAAATACAATATGAGCACACTAGAGAAAAATCTTTATAAAAATTTAAAAATTACGTCACCTAAGACTATGAATCAGCCTCTGGTAGATAAAAGCTACAAAGGACTGAGCACAGTCAACACCGAAGATAAAAATTTTAAATTAAGAAATATAGAATTAATCAAACAAGATATATTAAATCATTTTCATATTCGAATTGGTGAAAAACTTGAGAATCCAACCTTTGGTACTATAATTTGGGACGTACTATTTGAACCAATGACCGACTCGATTAAAAAAGCAGTGCTTGATAATGTAACCCAAATAGTAAATTATGATCCAAGAGTAAATGCAAGTAATATTATTGTTGATGCATACGAATCAGGTATACAAATATATGCAGAGCTTACGTACATTGAATATAACATCAGTGAACAAATGACTTTAAAATTTGACAATCAGTCAAACGCCATACTTTAATGTGCGTACATTTTAATATACATAAATATAGTATTAGCCGAGGAATGTAATCATGTCTGCAACCGATAGACAAAATAGACTTTTATTAGCCGAAGACTGGCAGAAAATATACCAGAGTTTCAAGTATGCAGATTTCAAAAGTTACGACTTTGACAATCTACGTCGAACAATGGTTAATTATATTAGACAAAATTATCCAGAAGATTTTAACGATTATATTGAAAGTAGTGAATATCTTTCATTAATTGATCTAATTGCATTTCTTGGACAAAACATTAGTTTCCGAGTTGATTTAAATGCAAGAGAAAACTTTATTGAATTAGCTGAGCGCAGAGAAAGTGTTCTTAGACTAGCTCGTTTAATTAGTTATAATGTAACTCGAAATCAACCAGCTGCTGGATTTTTAAAAGTTGATAGTATTACTACAACTGAAAGTGTATCGGATACAACAGGTACTAACCTATCAGGTAGATCAATTAAATGGAATGATCAAACAAACGAAAATTGGTATGATCAATTTATTAAAGCACTTAATGCAAGTATGCTTGATACTAACCAATTTGGATCTCCAAGAAAATCAGCTATTGTTGGCGGTATTCCGACTGAAAAATATAATATTAATTCATCTCCAGAATCATTTCCTGTTTATAGTTTTAGTAAAGTGATAAACGGAACTAATTTAGATTTTGAAGCAGTTGGCGCAGACATTGACAAAAATGATATTGTTGAAGAAGCACCTCGTGTTGGAAATAAATTTTCGTTTTTATACAAAGACAACGGACAAGGTGCCGGCAGTGCAAACACTGGATTTTTTATTCATTTTAGACAAGGTAGCTTGCAGCGTGGCGATTTTCAAATTGATTTACCAACACCAAATCAAACAGTTGAAGTTGATGCTGCAAATGTAAACGATACTGATGTATGGTTATATAGTTTAGATAGTAGTGGACAAGAACAAGATCTTTGGACAAAGGTCGATGCTGTCGAAGGCAACAATGTAATTTATAATAGTGTTAGTAAAAAAATTAAAAATATCTACAGTGTGCTATCAAGAACAAATGACCGCATAAATTTAATTTTTGCTGATGGTGTATTTGGTAATCTTCCTAAAGGCAATTTTAGATCTTACTACAGAACAAGTGCAAATCTTGACTATACAATTTTTCCAAATAATGTACAAAACATTAAAATTTCAATTCCGTATATAAGTGCAAATGGCAAAAACGAAACTCTTACAATGCTTTGTAGTTTAAAACAATCAGTAGCAACTGCATCCAGTAGCGAAACAACACAAAGTATTAAAGACAATGCACCTAGTACATATTATACACAGAATCGTTTAATTACAGCAGAAGATTATAATCTTGGACCTCTTGGAATAAGTCAAAATATTATTAAAGTAAAGAGTGTTAATAGAACCAGCAGCGGCATTAATAGATACTATGATCTGCGTGATAGCACTGGCAAGTACAGTTCAACAAATTTATTTGGCACTGATGGTGTAGTCTACAAAGATTACCAAGAAGAAAAAACAAAATTTAGTTTTGTTACAAAAACTGATGTTGAAGGAATTGTAGCAAATACAATTGAGCCATTATTGCAGGATAAAAATACACGCAATTTTTATTATGATCAATTTACAGATCAAGATTATACAGATTTAAATATTGTTTGGCAGCAAACAACACAGGACACTAATCGCAGTAGTGGATTTGTAGTTGACGCTAATAATGAAAATGATACTACTGCATTTAAATATATAGTTTCTTCGTTTACCGAAGGAGTTTTTAGATACATTGAGCCTGGCGCACTAATTAAATTTACAGCACCATCGGGTTATCATTTTATGAAAACTGATAATAACAAATTAATGCAAGGTCTTCCAGATCACGAAGGCGCTGTAACATATCTTTGGACAAAGGTAATAAGTGTTACAAACGGCGGTAACGAATTATCAGCAACAGGCTTAGGCGGAATTGTTCTTAACGATGCAATTCCAGCAGGTGCAGTAATTAATAGTGTAAAACCAAAATTTACTAGAGATTTAATCAATGAAGTTAAAAATTCTTTAGTTAACCAATTGTTTGCATACAGAACAGTAGGATTAAGATACGACACTAACAATCGTCGCTGGCAGGTAGTAACACAAGAAAACTTAAATGTAAACGACACATGGTCGTATGCACTATCAGGAGATTCTACACAACAGTCATTGGACCGAAGTTGGTTATTCTTATTTGAAACAAATGGAGTTGATTACACTATTACAAGTAGATCGCTACGTTATGTATTTGAAAGCGATAATGAAGTAAGATTCTTTTTTGAAAAAAGTAAAAAAATATATGACAGTAAAACCGGTGAAATTGTTCGAGATAAAATTAGTGTATTAAACATTAATAAAGATTTAGCGTCAACCGGCGGCTTGTTGCCTTTTACAGTTGACTATCCGTGGGCAGTAAGTGCAGAATTTACAGACGGCATTGGGTATGTAAATAGTAAAAAAGTTGAAGTAGTATTTTTTGATAGCGATGATGATGGTGTAGTTGATAATCCACAAATTTTTAACGATATTGTTGCACCTATATCAGTTGGTGATACTAACAAATATGTATTTGTAAAAAAAGCAAACGATGACAACGAGTTTTATAGTTATGTAGATCAAACTACAGAAAATATTTTAGTTGTACAATCTGAAGCAGCAGCTAGTGTAACTACACCAAATAATCCAATTTATTATGTAATTGCAAATGATGCATTTTTAAAAATTGATAGTACAAACAGAACACGAACACAAGTTTTTAATTATAAAGCATACGAAGGACGTAGTGGATTAAAATTCCAATATGCACATGCTAGTGATGAAAATGCTAGAATTGATCCAAGTAGTAGTAATATTATGGACACATATCTTTTAACAAAAACATATGATACAAACTATAGACAATACCTTGCAGGCACACTTGAAACTGAACCACTTCCTCAAAGTTCCGATCAACTTTATAGAAATTACGGCACTGATATCAACAAAATTAAATCAATTAGCGACGAAGTTATATATCATCCAGTTAAATTTAAAGTTTTATTTGGAAAAAAAGCTAAACCAGGATTGCAAGCTACAATGAAGGTAGTAAAAAATTCTGCCCGTGTTGTTAATGATCAAGATATCAAAACACAAGTTATTGAAGCAACAAATCGATTCTTTGCTTTAGAAAATTGGGAATTTGGCGATACTTTTTATTGGAGCGAACTAAGTGCATATATTATGCAACAACTAGCGCCTAATTTAAATAGTATTGTTCTTGTACCTGATTCAGCAACAGATACATTTGGCAGTTTGTTTGAAGTAAGAAGTGAAAACGACGAAATTTTTATCAGCGGTGCAACTGTTGATAATGTTGAAATAATCACAGCAATCACAGCTGATAGATTAAAAGCAGATGGTGCTATTGTAACTTCAGCTGAGCAAACAGGACAAACTGTTGGAAGTCAAGCCGAAGTAGTAGTAAGTACAAGTAGCTCGAGCGGAGGCAGCAGTTATTAATGGAAAACCAAGATTATCCCTTGCCAGTAGGCGACACCAAACGTTCGGCTAAAAATCTTCTTCCTAGGTATTTCAGAACCGAAACAAACTCAAAATTTATACAGTCAACTATTGACTCGATGATATCAGAGGGTGTTGTTGAAAAACTTGATGCATATGTTGGTCGACGCAATAGTCCGTCGACTGTTGTAACAGACAATTTCTTACCTGACATTTCAACTGACAGAGAAAATTATCAATTTGAATCAAGCATTGTTTACAAAGACGAGCTTGATAATGTAGATTTTTTTGCAACCTACAATGATTATATGGGAATGGTAAAAACATTCAAAGGTGCTAGTACAAATCATAGTGCTTTAAATAGTCAGCAATCTTATAGCTGGGATCCGCAGATTGATTGGGATAAGTTTACAAACTTTAGAGAATATTTTTGGTTACCGCTTGGACCCGAACCAGTAGGTATTGCAGGACGAACAAGAAATACAACCAGTGTTTACAATATTGTTTTAGGACAAGACGATCAAGTCGAAAGTTATTTGTTTACGCCAGACGGTATTACAAAGAATCCGAGCATCAAGTTATACAAAGGACAGACATACGAATTTGTTATCGATTGTCCTGGGCATCCTTTTAGTATAGCAAGCAACATTGCTTTTGTTGACAACGATCCTTTACTACAAGTTGACGCTGAAAATGTTAGTACACTATATAACACTGGTATTACAAAATATAAAGTAAATGAAGAAGGCACTTATATTGAAACACAAGATACTTTTATTGAACAGGGTAAAATTGTTTTTGTTGTACCAGACGAAGTACCGGACACACTATTTTATCTAAGTCAAAATAATGCAAACTTAACTGGAATTTTTAGTTTTTATAATATAGTTGAAAACTCTCAAATTAACGTTGAGACAGAAATACTTGGAATGGAAACATACGAAAACGATACTATAAACCTTAGTAATGGTATGAAAGTTTATTTTCAAGGTGAAGTTACTCCTACAAAATATGCTTCAGGGTATTATTTTGTTGAAGGTGTTGGCAGCAGTATACAATTAGTAAACGAACAAGACCTTGAAATTCCAACTACATTTACATCTACAAAAGAGGTACCCTTTGACGGAGAAGAGTTTGGATTTGACAAATATCCTTATGAAGATGCATCAGCATTTTTATCAGTAAAAGATTACATTTGTATTAACCGTGCTAGTCCTGATAGAAATCCATGGAGTAGATACAATCGTTGGTTCCACCGAGATATCATTGAATCGAGTTTTGTAGCCAACGGACTACCTATAAAGTTTGATGAAACTGCAAGAGCTAAACGTCCAATTATTGAATATAAGGCCGGATTACAATTATACAATCACGGAAATCTTGCAAAAACAAATGTTGATTTAATCGATACATTTACAAAAGATGCGTTTAGTACAATCGAAGGTTCCGGAGGTTATATAATTGACGGAGTAGAAGTAACCAACGGTATGCGTGTGTTGTTTTCAGCAGATCCTGACATAACAGTAAACGGAAAAATTTATGAAGTTAAGTTTATTCTTTTTGGTACCGGCACTGTAAAAAATAGACAAATTGCTTTAATTGAAACTAGTGATACAACACCATCACAAGGAGATACGGTATTAGTAAAACAAGGTAATGTTAATGCTGGTAAAATGTATCACTATCACGATAATAAATGGATACCGGGACAGGAAAAAACAAAAGTAAACGAACAGCCGCATTTTGATTTGTTTGATACCAACGGTAATAGCTACGGCGATAAAACACAATATCTAGCATCGAGTTTTACAGGAACAAAATTATTTTCTTATAGAATTGGCACAGGTACAAACGATACAGAACTAGGATTTCCGCTTGCATACGAAAGTATAAACAACTTTGGCGATATTGTTTTTGATTTTAATTATCATACAGATACTTGGAATTATCAAGACGAAATACAAAATAAAATAAATGCAAAAACTGATAGTGGATTTTTTAAATTATTTGATCCTAATGGAAATTATGAATATAAAAATGTATGGACTAAAACTAAATTTAAATCACGTCAAGCAGTAATTAGACAATACAACAGTCAATTAAATAACTTTGACATTGATATGTTTAATGATAGTAATAATTTAACTGATTTAATTGTAAAAGTTTATGTTAACGGAAAACGTAAGATACAAGATACAGATTACGTAGTTGAAAATAGTGTGCCTTACAAGCGTGTTAGATTTCTTAAAAATTTAACAAGTGAAAGTATTGTAACTCTTAAATGCTACAGTGCTGCAACTAAAAATTTAAATGGGTATTATGAAATTCCTCAAAATTTAGAGAGCAATCCGTTAAATGAAAATTTAACTACTTTTACTCTAGGCGAGGTTACAAAGCATGTTAATACTATACTTGAAAATCTTGGATCCAGCGGAAGAGGACAAGCTCCTGGAAACACCAATCTAAGAGATCTTTTTCCAAAAACACAAAGTTCTTTTGGTACTCAGTTTGTTAAACACAGTGGACCGTTTAATCTAGCAGCTTATCATATTGTTGACAAAGAAGCAAACATTATGAAGTCTATTCAATACGCTTCAAAAGAATACAGCCGATTTAAACGTGCATTTTTATACGAAGCATCTCGAACAGGATTTCATGGTGATGCAAGACAACATGTTGATTTGATTATGAATACGCTGAATAAAGATAAAACAGAGTCGGCGCCTTTCTTTTCATCTGATGTGATTCCAATTAATGCATCAACAGCAACAACAAATACAGTTGAATACAACGAAACTGCATATCTACCAACTAGTTTTTCAAACTTTACTTTAACAAAATTAGGTAAAACAGCAGTATTGGTATATGTTAATGATGAACAAAAATTACACAATGTTGATTATACATTTGAAGATGGCTTCATTAAGTACACTAACCCAACTGTAGGACAAGACATAGTTGTATATGAATATGAAAATACAAACGGATGTTATGTTCCTCCAACTCCTACTAAATTAGGGTTGTATCCACTATATACTCCTGAGCGAACTGTCATTACTAATGCACTAGGCACACAAAATGTTATTGTAGGACACGATGGTAGCTATACAGTTGAATTTGGCGATTACAGAGATGACTTATTACTTGAACTTGAAAAACGTATTTACAACAACTGTAAACAGCCTTATAATCCTGAATATCTAAACATACATGAATTTATCGGCGGAACATATAGAGATACAAATGTTACAAAAGAAACAATCGATGGATTGATCTTAGATGAATTTAGTAGCTGGTTAAGTGCTGCTGGAAATCCAAACTATACTGAAAATACTAATTGGGACGGCACAAATGGGTTTACATTTAACTATCGTAATTCAGTAGACGAAAATGGTAATCGTCTACCCGGCGGTTGGAGAGCAATCTTTAAACAGCATTATGATACCGATCGTCCGCATACTCATCCATGGGAGATGTTAGGGTTTTCAATTAAGCCGAGCTGGTGGGAAACACAATACGGCCCTGCTCCTTACACATATTCTAACACAGTGCTGTGGCAAGATTTAAGAGACGGGTTTGTTAAAGAACCTGGCAAAGCAACTGTACAATTAACAAAATATATGAGGCCAAATCTATTAAGTATTATTCCAGTAAATGACAGCGGCGAGCTACAAAGTCCGCTTGATAGCGGAATTGCTAAAGGATTTTTGCTACCTGCATCGTCTGAAGATTTTACTTACGGCGACCAAGGACCGGTTGAATCAGCATTTAGAAATAGTAGTGAATATAGATTTGGATTACTAAAAGCCTGGACACTAACACAGCCTAGTAAAGTATTTGGACTTGGGTTTGATGCAAGTCGTATCAAAAAAGATATGGCTGGAAATTATGTCTACTCAGAAACTAACCAACAAATTTCTACAAAGGATCTAGTGTTTCCAAGTATTGCAAATGAGACAACACAAGTTTACACTAGTGGACTTGTAAATTATATTGCAAACTACGTAAAATGGTCTGTAGAAAGCAAGTATGCAAATTATCAAACAATAGTAAACGGACTTGACAATCAATTATCTGTAAAACTCGGGGGCTTTGCAGAAAAAACAAAATTAAAATTATTACTTGATAGTCGTAGCCCACTAAACAAAACTACAGTATTTGTTCCTGATGAAAATTACAAAATATTTTTAAACACCAGTGGAATACAAGATATTGCAGTATTGTCAGGTGTAATTATTACTAAAACACAAAATGGATATATTATTGGAGGATATGATACTTTAAATCCAACATTTACAATTTATCCATATATGAATCGTAATGGCGATAGTGCAATTAATGTTGGCGGCGTTAGTGAAGATTTTGTTAATTGGAGTTCTGATCAAACTTATGTTATTGGTACTATTGTAAGATTTGAAAATAATTTTTATAGAGCAAAAGTTAGTCACGAGAGTGAAGAAACCTTTGAGATTGAAAAATATACTAAACTTGCCGAACTTCCAATAACTGGCGGCAAAGATGCAATTATTAGAAAAATGTTTGATAAAGATAATCAAACTACAATTCCTTATGGTACAATTTATAAAACAGAACAAGAAGTTGTTGACTTTTTATTAGGATACGAAGAATATCTAAAAGTACAAGGATGGAATTTTGAAAATTTAAATCCTGAAAGTGGATTACCTGAAGATTTCTTGCTACTTGTAAAAGAGTTTTTATTCTTTACAACACAAAATTGGGACAACGAAACTGTATTAGCAATAAGTCCAGCTGCAAATAAAGTAGAATTTAAACGTGATAAGTTTACAATTGATAATTTGTTTGATGCATTTTATGATGTAAACATACTTGATAGTAGCGGTAACTTTATGGATAGCAGCGTTACAAGTATCTTCCGCAACGACGACAATACGTTTACTATACGAACAGTTGATTCTGATAGACCGATTTATTTAATTAAATTACCGTTAGTACAAAAAGAACACACTGTCTTACTTGATAACAAAACAGTCTTTGCCGATACAATCTATGATAAGTCAGCAGGATTTAGACAAGAAAGAATAAAACTTGTTGGATATAGAACAGACGGCTGGAATGGTAGTTTATCAATTCCGGGATTCTTTTATGACGAAGCTAAAGTTATGCAATGGGTTCCAAATTCAGATTATAGAGTTAGTGACGTTGTAAAGCATAAAGAATTTTATTATAGTGCGTTTGCAAATCATACATCAGGAGAAACATTTAACGATAGCAAATGGCGTAGATTAGATGAACGTCCTGTATCTCAAATTTATCCAAATTGGGATTACAAAGCAAACCAATTTGCTGATTTTTATGATCTTGATACTGATAACTTTGACAGTGAACAGCAACGTCTTGCACAGCATTTGATTGGCTATCAAAAACGACAGTACTTAGAAAACATTATTACCGATAGTGTAAGTCAATATAAATTCTATCAAGGATTTATACAAGAAAAGGGTACTTCAAATAGTGTAACAAAATTATTTGATGCACTTAGTAGTGCTGACAACGACAGTGTCGAATTATACGAAGAATGGGCAATTAGACTAGGACAATATGGATCAATTGAAAATATTGCAGAAATTGAATATCAATTAACTGAAAAAGATTATAAGTTAGAACCACAGATTTATGAATTAAATGCAAGCAAAACAATTGGGCGTTCGGATTTAATTATTGAAATACCTAGTACTGGAGGATACAAAGTTCCAGATGATTATGATCATACTATCGTATCTTCAACAACATCGACTTCAACCTATACAAAAGATTCGGGCTATGTAAGAAACAACGATGTTGAATATATTGTAACATCTCGAAGCGATATTACTAGTATTAATATTGACGAGCTTGAAATTGGAAAACATGTTTGGATTACAAAAGACAAACAATCATGGACAGTACTAAAACACACAAGAAGTGATTTAGAGGTTACTGGATTTGTTAATATTACAAACACAGATGGATCATCTGCTGTAAAAATTACACTTGATAGACAAGTTGAAAATATTGCCAAAGACGATATAATTGGTATTTTTTCAAGTATTCCAAATTTTAAAGGATTCTATAAAGTATCAGATGTATTAGCAAACACTATTACATTTGCAGTATCAACCACTGACGGTGAAATTGATTTTGAAGAAGAAGATGATAGCTTTAGTGGAGTTGGCGGAGCAAGTTTAAGTAGATTTGTTGAGCGTAGATTTGCAAACATTGAAGATTTAAATAATCTTATTGAAGATATACAAAAAGATCAAAAAGACAGATTATGGATTGACAACAACGGTACTGGAAACTTTAGTGTATACGAAAATAACAGTATTGTAAGTTTGCAACAAGAATATGCTAATGCTAATACAACATTTGCTAAATCAACTGATATAAACAATTCAAATACAACTTTAGTCACTGGAGATCCTAACGATGCGTCTTTAGATTTTACAGGCACTGCAACAATTAAGCGTAGAAACTCGCCAACCTTTGCATTTACAAATGATCAAATACTGTCAGCAACTGATGCTACTGACGACAATAGTGGATACGGAACAAGTGTTGCTGTATCACCTGACAGTAAGTTTATTGTAGTTGGCGCACCATTAGCCGATAATGCACTATCACAATTTAAAGGAACACTAGATCCTACTGAAGCATATCTTACAGGAGATATTGTTGTTGATAGAGGTACCTTGTGGCGTGCTAAAAATGACGTAAGCAATTGGCACACTGATGCAAGTGATAGTAGTTCAATTGGAACTAGCGACAATAGAGATTGGGAACCAGCATATTATATTCCTGCCGGAGTTGGAACATCTTCAGGATTGAGTAATCAAGGTGTAATTTATATTTACGAACTTGATGACAAAACCCGTCAATATGAACAAAAAATTGTTATGACAAGTCCTGATCCAAATGCTAGTGAAAATTTTGGTACAACTTTACAAATTAGAAAAACTAGTAATGGTATCTATAAATTATTTGTTGGTGCAACTGGCGCAGGACAAGGACGAGTGTATTTCTTTGAATATGATACAGACTGGCGCTGGACACGCAACCGTAATTATAAAGGTGTGTTTGATCAAAACGAAGAGTATAGAACAACTGATATTGTTTTCTATCAAGGACAATTATACGAAGCACTAGTTGAAAGACCGTCATCAACACCAACAGGACAAAAATTGCCAACCGATATTGCAAGTTGGAAAATAAGTGAAGATATCGAACACACAGGATTTGTTCCAAATAGAGATCAGGATCTTGACGGAGACTTAGACACTGGTGAAGAAAATTTTGGTGAAAAAATTGCAATTGATACTTTAGGTGATAAAATTGTTGTTAGCTCAACAGTAAATGGATTACGTAGATTAACTGTTTATCACCAACCAGTAGATAGATGGAAATTTATTCAATCGTTTGACGAAGATGTATTAAAAAGAGAAACTTGGGGCAAGAATTTTGATATCAACGACGATGGTACAAAAATTGCCGTTGCTGCACCTTACAACGATGATGTTGACACTGATGCAGGAACAGTTTATGTATATAAACAAAATTCAAATAATGTGTATGAACTACAACAAAATATTAGAAGTCCGTATACCGACAAATGCGAAGCGTTTGGATCAAGTGTAAGTTTTAGTAAAAACAAATTAGCAATTACTGGTAAAAATAGTGATTTAGTTGAAATGACAACATTTGATGAAAACGGAATGTTATTAGATAACGGTAATACAGATATTAAAAAAATTATTCCAGATACAGGAAGAATTATTTTATTCCAAGAAATTAATGATTTGTATGTGTATGCCGAAGATGTTGACTATAGCCGCAATACTGCTACCCACGAAATGGAAAATATTGTCTTAAATGACAATCATCTATATTTAAATATTCCAACAATAGTTGCAACAGCTATGCCTAGGCCTTACAATAATGACCCAAGGTATGTAACATCACCAAATCCGGGACTACTAGTTGACTTTAGTTTTGCAACAGGTAAAAATACTTGGAGCGAACTTACAACACAAATTGCTAAACCAAATATTGAACAATTGCAACAAGTATTTTTATATGCAAAAGATACTGCTGACATAATTCAAAGATTAGACGTAATTGATCCACGACAGGGTAAAATTGCAGGACCTGCAGAACAAGAGCTAAGTTTTAAAACATGGTACGATCCAGCTACATATTCGTCGTCTAGTGATACTAGTGATGTTATTGTCGATGTTCAATCAAATTGGACCGATCGTTATGTTGGAAAACTTTGGTGGAACCTTAAGGAAGCAAGTTGGTACAACCCTTATCAAGGTAATAGTCAGTATCGAACAAATACATTTAATAAATTATTGCCTAACTCACGTATACAAGTTTGCGAATGGGTTGAAACTAACTTATTACCAAGTGAGTGGAATGCACAAACAGGTACAACTGCTGGTTACACAAAAGGCATAAGCGGTACAGCTTTATATGACGACGACACAGTTAGCAGTAAGCAAGTTTATGATAGAACAAAACAAGGGTTTACAACCAAATATTACTATTGGGTTGAAAATGCACAAATTGTACCTCGTGTTGCAGGACGCTCATTAAGTTGCGAATCTATATCAAACTTAATAGCAGATCCGGCTGGTACAGGATATAGATTTGTTTCGTTGTTAGAAAATAATAAATTTGCACTTTATAATTGTAAAAATTTAGTACAAGAAACTAATACTATTTTGCATTTTAGAAAAGAAAAAGATACAACAATTAATGTTCCAATTCATAGAGAATATGACTTAATGACTGAAGGTCTTGATTTGTCAATGCCAAATGCCTCTATTGAACAAAAATGGATTGATAGTTTAATTGGTTACGATAATGTTGGAAATCCAGTACCTGATATTACACTATCAGACACAAAAAAATACGGAGTTCTAAATCAGCCACGTCAGAGTATGTTTATTAATCGTGTTGAAGCAGTTAAACAATTTGTTGATAGAATAAACAGTGTATTTGTTAAAAACTTAATTGTTGACAACTACGATATAAGCAAACTTTTATTAGTTGATCCATTACCATTGGCTGCTGAAGGAAACTTTGATAGACAAATTGATACTGTTAGCGAATTGCAATTTGTTGGTACTGCAAAGAATACACAAGCAGTTCTAACTCCTGTAGTTGAATTTGGTAAAATTACTGGTGTTACTATTAATAATCCAGGCAATGGTTATAAAACAGCACCAAGTATTGAAATTGAAGATGTTACCGGTAAAAATGCTGAGATAATATCTACAATTAATAGCAATGGACAAATTACTAGTGTTACGGTGAAAGATCAAGGATACGATTATACACCAACTACTTTCTTAAAAGTAAGACCGTTTAGTGTTTTGGTCACAGCTGATGAAACAATTGGCGGACGCTGGACAATTTACATTTATAATAAAACTACAGCAGCCTGGGAAAGAACCGACAACCAAAGTTTTGATACAACAAAGTATTGGAATTACGCTGATTGGTATGCACCGGGGTACAGTGAGTCAACTGTAATTCATCAAGTTATAGATGGAAGTTATCAACTATTTGGATTAGATAATTCAATTGGCGATGTAGTAAAAATTAAAAACATTGGTACAGGCGGCTGGCTGTTATTAAAGAAAACAGACAACCAAGACACTGAAGATTACACTATTAATTACGATACAGTTGGTCGAGAAAATGGAACAATTAAATTATTAGATGTAATTTACAATTATACTACAGAAACTACCGGATACGATGCTGGAGTTTATGATACTACTTTTTACGATAGAGAACCAGTAAACGAATTGCGTAATATTATTGATGCAATTAAAACTAACATATTTGTTAGTGATTTAGCAGTTGAATATAATAAATTATTCTTTGCAAGTGTTAGATATGTTCTATCAGAACAGGATAACGTTGATTGGGTATTTAAGTCTAGTTTCTTACGTGCCAAACACAATGTTGGAGATCTAACACAAAAAGTTGCATATCAAAACGATAATCTTGAAAATTATCAAGATTATATCAACGAAGTAAAACCATTTAAAACAAAAGTAAGAGAGTACATTAGTGCATATCAAAAGATTGAACCAACGCAAAGTATAATTTCTGACTTTGATTTGCCACCAAGTTATATTGGCGGGAAAATCACTCCAAGTGCTGCTAAGTTTAACAACAACGAAGTAACAAATCTTTGGGAAAAATATTTTACATATCCTTATAAAAATTGGGTTGATAACAACACATACGAAATTATAAGAATTGACGTTGCCGATGGCGGCAGTGGCTTTTATGATACACCGGCGGTTACTATAAGTGGCGAAAGTGGAATAACTGCAAAAGCATATGTTGCCAAGGGTAAAGTCAAGAGTATTGAAATCTTAAATAAAGGTAGTAGAGTTTTATCTGCACCGACTATTACAGTTTCGGGCAATCAATCAAATGACGGCACATCAGTTAGAGCAACCGCAGTACTAGGTAATCCAAATGTGCGAAGCACACATATGACTGTAAAATTTGATCGTATTAGCGGTAAAAAGTACTTTGAAACAATTGACAAAACTGAAACATTTGCAGGCACAGGTGCCCAGGAAATTTTTACACTACAATGGCCAATTAATCAAAATATTACAACATACTCTGTATTACTCAACAATGTTGAATTATTAGATACTGAATATAGTGTTGTTAATAAACTTGATACTACAAAAGGTTACGACAGATACATAGGTGAAATTACACTAGTTACTGAACCAAAAATTGATGATACACTTGTTGTAAAATACAAAAAAGATACAGCATTGTTACACGCAGCAGATAGAATATTCTACGAATATGATCCAACAACAGGCATGCCTGGCAAAGAATTTAGCCAACTAATGACCGGTGTTGAATACGAAGGCGCATTGTATGATAGCTTTGACTTTGGCGGCGAACAAGGGTTTGGCGTAGGCGGATTTAGTGATCTGCCGTGGGACACATTTGATAATACATATGATGATGAAATTATCAAATTAGACGGTAGCACAAATATAATCACATTGTCTTCTCCATTAGAAAGCGGCGTAGAGTACAATCTATACTTAAACGGTGTAAGACTTGATGATCCTCAATATGACGGAAGCACCATTACTGCTAATAAAAATGCTGTAATGGCTACAATTACCGGAGATGGTGTACAAACAGAAATTGATATTAATGGAGCATTTAGTACAACTGCTGATGACGAAATTATTATTAGAAAACAATCAAGTGATGGCAGCTTCTCTCCAGTAGGATCAACATTTGATACTGCACTTCAAGGCGGAGCATTAGACAGAACAACTGCTACAGGTATACCGTCAGGTGAAATAACAGTTGACGGCGACGGATTCTTTACTCCAACGAACAGCGGCGGCCCTGAAGAACTAGTTCCAGGTACTGTAACTGATACACTTGATTTACAAGTTTATACTAGACAAAACGACGGACAAGCGCAAATAAATGTAGCTCATTATATCTTTGATGGCTCGACTAGAGAATTTGCATATCCTGAAAAGCCATTTGGTGAAGATAATGTTGTTGTAATGCTTGATAAAGTTGTACTAAGAACTGATACTTACAGTAACGATTACAGTTTAGAAAGCGTATTTATTGACAGCGATATTGACATTAATGTAGGATCAATTATTACTGTAATGACATTTGGTGCAAACGGTAATAGTTTAATAGATAGTAAAACAATTGAAATTAACGAGTTTGACTTACAGGATTCAAGTGCAATCCAAAGCGATAACTGGCGTTTTGTAACAGCAGCGGATTATAGCAGCGATGCAAGTTGCATTGTAATATTAAATGGCTCTGTTCAAACAGAGGGTAGTGACTATTTCTTGAATACTAGCAATACAACTGAACCTGCAGACAAATTGGTAATTGAGATCTCAGGAGGCAGAGTAAGATTAGATCAGGGTAATGTTATACAATATGCTGTATACGACAGTGGAATTACTTCGTATAGTCAAATTAATAATGATTATTCTTGGTCAAACGGCACTGGAAATTATTGGAATTTTACTGATACATTTACACCAATTAATGACTTGCCATTAGGACACAACTTATTAGTGTTTGGCGACGAAGATATTTTAAGCCCTGGATATAGTATTAGGTTTACAACTACAAGTAGTTTAAGTTACGATATTGACGGATGGCAATTTGCAAATTTATCATCAGTGGCAAAAATTGATTTTATGGTATATGTAAACGATGTAAGACTTGATGTTTCTCAATGGTCTTGGGATAATGTAAACGCTAGAATTACACTACTTAATACTAATGTTGCTCCGGCAGGAAGTAAGCTAGATATTTACTGTTTACAAAACGCTGACTATTATTTTATTGATACTGCATTAACATTTACTACACTTGATGGCAGTACAGCATTTGATATGGAATCTCAAGTAACAGTAGGCGAACCGTTGCTATTAGTTAGTGGAGCTACTTCAACACGTTTTGAACCTATAGTAAAATCAGTAAATGGAAATACTGTTGTTGTACAAAGTATGGCTAAAGACATAAGAGATGAATTTATAGCAGACGAAGATTTTTATGTAACAGCAGATTCAACCGCAGTAAAAATTAGTGAAGTTGAATTTATCGATAGCGATAGTATCAGTATTAATCCTGAAATATACGACGATCTCTTTACTACATATAGAGCAATGCACTTTAGTAACCACGATATTAATCAATTTAGAAGATTCACATATGATGTTTTAACTGAAACAGTAGTTAATGAAAACACTGATGAATTTGCTAGACGAAATTTATTATCAAGTGGAATTGTACAACTTGAATCAGCGGCTGCTGGTGCTCAATATGTTTGGGTTGTTAAAAACAAAAGACTATTGCATCCAATTGTTGATTATGAAGTAATGGAAAATTTAAATGCAGTACGTCTTAAAGATATTGTAAACGAAAACGATCGTATCCAAGTAATGCATTGGGCAGCACCAGTGTCGTCAGATAAGTTTGGATATAGAATATTTAGAGACATGCTAGGCAGAACACATTATAAACGTCTTAGTAAAGAAAACAGTTATATGATTGCTAATCCTGTTAGTCCGTATGACAATAAAATTGTTCTAGTTGATGCTACCGGAATTCAAGAACCTGATATTGTATTAAACTTACCTGGTATTATTTGGATAGACGGAGAACGTATTGAGTATTTTGCAGTACAAGAAAATACATTATCTCAGCTTAGAAGAGGTACATTAGGAACTGGTGTAAAAGATTTACACGCAGCTGGCGATATAGCGTATGGCCAAGGTTCAGCTGAAACTATTGACTATAGGGATACATATAGTGTATACAGAGACAGAGCCGATGGTTCAAATCAAATTGTTGATTTAGGATTTGATATTGATAATGCAAACGAAATTGAAGTGTTTGTGGGAGGACGCAAGTTAAGTAAAGTTGATATTTCAGTTTACAATAAAACACTTGCACAAGATAGTCCTGAAGCAGACCAAACACAAACAAAAGAATATGAAGTTGTAACAGTTGGAGGTAACAAGTACATTCAATTTACAACAACGCCAGCAGTAGATACAGAGATCCGTGTAGTTAAAAGAACCGGAAAAAAATGGATTGCTGCCGGTGAAACATTAAGAAACAGCAATTCTGCAATTGCAAGATTTATCCGCGGAGCAACTATTGAGCTACCTAAATAAATACAGTATAAGGTAAAAAAGATGACACAGTTTAATGACTTAAATGGAATACACGTAGAAGGACATATCAAGATTTCAGATCCTGATAATGGCGAAGTTTTTGTAAACAAACGCAATGCTATTCATTATGAAAATATGAGTTTAGCACTTGCTGAAAGTTTGGCTAATCAAGGACAAGGCTTTATTAGCGATATGAGTTTTGGCAATGGCGGAACTAGTGTTGATCCAACAGGTATTGTAACATACCTAACACCAAACAGCACAGGTACAAATGCAAGTTTGTACAATCAAACGTTCACTAAAGTAGTAGACGAGCGTAGTGTAAACAACAACGATCCGATAAGAAACAAGACAGAAATTCGTCATGTAAGTGGTACAAACTATACTGACATATTAGTTAGATGTTTGTTAGACTACGGTGAACCAGCAGGACAAGATGCATTTGATACAGCCGGTAGTAATGAAAATCTTTATGTTTTTGACGAACTAGGATTACGCAGCTATTCGGCAAGCGGTACAGGTAGACTAATTACACATGTTATTTTTCATCCTGTACAAAAGAGTTTAAACCGTTTAATCCAAGTTGATTATACTGTGAGAATTCAAAGTTTAAGCGGAATTGAGGGATAAACCATGGCAGACTACACCGTACGATTTACTGATTTTACAAACAACGGTAGTATTACTGTTGAAGAAAACGGACTTAACAATACTGATACTAGTTTAAAATTAGTTGGTCAAAACCTAACAGGTTACGGCGGGTATGTCAATGAAAACTTTTTACATTTACTAGAAAACTTTGCAAATACAACAGCTCCTGCTAGTCCAGTAGAAGGACAACTTTGGTATGATACTACAACTGGAGTTGACCAGTTAAAAGTTTACGATGGCGCAGCTTGGGTAGCAGCAGGCGGAATTAAAAAAGCACAAGCACAACCTGAAGCAAGTGCAAGTGTACTTGGCGACATATGGGTTGATACTGCAAATTTACAAGCATACATTTACAGTGGTAGTGGATGGGTATTGATTGGGCCTGACTACAGTGAATCAACTGCAACTGGTAGTAAAATTGCTACACTAGTAGGTACCAGTACACAGCTAGGCACCGACGTTGATCATACAGTATTAATTAATTATGTGCAAAATAACATAATGTCAGTTTATAGTTATATTGAATTTACGCCAAAATTAAAAATTACAGGATTTCCAACTGGGTATGTTGTAAAACCTGGTGTAAATATTCCAACAGAACTTGCGTTTAATGGTGCAAAAGCAAAGTATTATGGAACTAGTGAAAAAGCAGAAGCACTTGTAAATACAGCAGGTACAGCTAGTTTAGTATATGAAAATGTAGCAAGACTTGATACAGCAAATAGATTTGACAAAGATGTGCGCATCCAAACAAATACTGGTTTGACAATTGGTGAAAATGGCATCTTAACTGCTAGTGTTACAGGTAGCGGTGTTATTATTAGAAACAAAGCAACAGATGGCCCGATTAACTTTAATGTAAACAATGCTGGCGCAAACACAACAGCATTATTAATTACAGCAGACGGAAAACACGGATTGATGAATACATCGCCTACTGAAGTGCTTGATGTAGGTGGTAATATAAAAGCTACAATGTCCGGAGCTAACAGTGGTAAAATTGAGGCAACAAATACGAATCCTAGTAGTAATCCAACAACTGGCGCATTAGTTGTAGCAGGCGGCGCAGGTATTAACGGTGATTTAAATATTGGCGGCGATGCGTACTTTAATGTAAACGACGGACAATCATCAGATTCAATTTATGCTCGAAATATTCAGCCATACGAAGACTTAGCAAGTAACATTGGTACACCTATTTTAAGATATGCAAATGTTTATGCAAATACATTCAACGGTAATTTAGTCGGAAATGTAACAGGTAATGTAAGTGGCAGTGCTCAAACAGCAGGTAAACTAGCAAGTCCAACTACATTCCAATTTAATAGTACTGGCGATGTTACTGCAACTGGTAGTGTGCAATTTGATGGGCAAGTTGGTGGAACTACAAAAGAGTGGACACTTAATATTAAGCCAAGTTTTGTTACTGACCAAACTGCAATTGCAGTTGATGTAGCAAGCAGTGATAAGTTTTTAGTTGAAAACAGCGAAGGCTTGCGTTATATGACACAAGCACAAATTGTTAGCACAGTACCATCATTTCAATTAGGTATGATAATGCCATATGCAGGAACAGCAGCTCCAACAGGTTGGGCACTATGCCACGGACAACAACTTACCCGTGGTGGAGGTAGCGAAGAATCGTTGTATTTAATTATTGGAATATTATACGGTTCAACAGACGGCGGCGCAACTACTTTTAATTTACCAGATTTTAGAGGACGAGGCTTAGTAGGTCATTTGGGTGACGCTACTACTGGCAATCGTTTACTAAATGATGCAGCAGCAAATACTGTAGGTTTAACTGGCGGTAGCGAAACAGGTACAATTACACAACCTATGCTACCAGATCATCAACACAGTTTACAAGGCGACAACGGTGAACAATATTATGCAAGCACTAATGTTACAGGCGGAACAGATACCGGTGCAAGTGCGCAAAATATTATTGGAACAACAACTGGCACAGGCATTAGCCAAACTGGCGCAATGCTTGATATACAAAATGATCCGTACTATCATACAAGTCCGTTTACAACAGTTGAATATATTATTTACGTAGGAGATATTGTAGTATGAGTTATAAACTAAACCAAACTGACGGAACATTGTTAGTAGACCTAGTTGATGGGTCAGTTGACTCTACAACAACTGATATAACACTTGTAGGTCGAAACTATACAGGATACGGCGAAGCCTTTAACGAAAACTTTATTAAGATGATGGAAAACTTTGCTGCTACTAGTGCTCCAGCAAATCCTCTAAGAGGACAAATATGGTATGATACATCAGCAGGTAGATTAAAAGTATGGGACGGAACACAATTCCGAGGCACCGATACTACAACTTATGCAGCTCTAAAGCCTGAGATGGTTGCAGGCGATTTGTGGATTGACGCAACTAATAAACAACTTTATTTTAGTGATGGTACTACAGAATTTTTAGCAGGACCGAGCTATACTCGAACACAAGGCAAAACAGAATACGATGCTATTACATTGGTTGATATTTACGGCGTTGACAAAATTGTTGGACGCTGGAGTGTTGGCAACAGTACTGTTGCTCTTGTGAGTAAAGAAGCATTTACTCCAGCAGTAATTGATGTAAACGCTGTATTACTAACCGGATTTCCAACACCGTATGCTATTAAACAAGGTGTAAATATTGTTCCAACATATAGTGACTTTTATTGGAATGGTAGTGCTACTAATGCAGATAATTTAATTTCCGGAGGCATTTCTTATAGTGCTGCAAGTTTCTTGCAAGTAAGTCCTTCGTTGCCAATTGCAACTTATCAAACTACCAATCAGCATCTACATATTAACAATGATAGAGGATTCTTAACAGGCGATGTATCACGATTTAGTATAGCAACCGATACTACATCAGTAGATAGAGATATTGTTCTTACTGCTTTACGTGACGATGCAAATATTGATATTCAAACGTCAAGTTCTGGTGCTCAGTCAAGCTCGTTTAAAATTGAAACAAGTAACCAACATGTTGGTATATTTAATTCTGCGCCACAAGCAGCATTACATGTCGGCACTACTGCATCAAACGGTGATGTAATTATTGAAGGCAATCTAACAGTTAAAGGTTCGAACACTGCACTTGAAGTAGTTAATTTAAGAGTACAAGACAAACAAATTGAACTTGGCATCAATGACGATAGTTCGTTGTTAACCGATGCCCAAGCCAACGAAGGTGGTATAATTTTAAAATCGTCAGGGCTTGACAAAGAACTTATTTGGAAAAATTCTACTAACTCTTGGACTTCGAGTGTGAACATTGATGTTGCTGATGGCCTTGGTTATAAAATTAACGGAACCGATATACTAACTATTAATGAACTGCATTCAAGTGTTACAACAGCAAGCGGTCTTACAAGTATTGGTACACTATCAATTCTTGATGTTGACAATATTAATTTAAATGGGTCAACTATTGCTTGTACCAACGATATGAGTCTAAATATCAACGGTGATATAACTATGTCGGGTACAACAAAGATTCGAAACTTAGCAACACCTGGTACTGACAACGATGCAGCTCATAAAAAATATGTCGACGATATCTATAAAGAACACGATATTGAACTTAGTGTTGACTCAACTGGATTAACTGACATTCAACTTGCATTATTAGTAAACGATTTATGTCCGTCTACTACAAAAAATAACGGAGTAAATGCTAGAGTACATTGTACAAGTTATGCAGGTGCGTATACCTATAATGCAACCGATGGAGTTTCAAAAAGTTTTACAGCAGTTGACAGTGCGGGCGTACAGAACCAATCGGTTGTTACTGATTTTAGTTTTACTGATGTTAGCGATACAGTAACACTAACTGTAACTAGGACATTAAAACGATTTGCAGTAGTAGCAGGCGCTTGGGTTTGGCAAGAAGACCTAACAAGCAGCGTTTAGATAAATACTGTAACATAAAAAGGGTAGATATACATGGCTTATATAATTAACAAATATAATGGTTCACAACTAGTTACAGTTGAAGATGGAACAGTTGATAACAC